AGTCAGGTGTTGGATAGACATGTATAGTAACTTTATCTATAAATCTTTCTACCCAATATTGATTAGGTGTACCTTTTGATAATTTATTAGAAAAACCTGCATAAGTAGATCTATCTACTTTTGTCATAGGGCTATCTGATTGTGTTGTCTGAGTTCTATTAGATCTTAACTGTGCCTCAAGGACATCGGATATTCCAAATACACTAGCCGGATCTGTAGTTGTTGCAGAAGTTCCATCACCACTAGATCTAAAAAAATCATAGTCTGACTGACCTTCTATAAGATCTAGATTAGTAGATCCTACTTCCCAATAGTGGATACCTCTATTACCCCATTCTTGAAATAAGATATTAAGAGACCTTCTTGCAGATTTAAGTTGATAACCTGCTACAGAATTTAACCCTATACGTTCAAAAGCATCTTCTATTATTTCTTCAATAGAAAAAGTTTTATCGAACGTTACTGTTCCCGAAGTAGT